TAGTTAAATAAACTATAGGTGCAGTTGTATCTTGATTTGCGCCACCTAAATAATCATTAAACGCATTTACACCAATGTAATTAATTTCACGTACAAGCACCCACGTTTTATCATCAACTACATTGTAATACCATTCAGCACGTACATAAACCCACATATCATTTTCGTCTTCGTGTGCGTAAGACCTTGTAAATGCATCTATTGGTTCTATTTGTTCTGCTATGTACGGTGATATATTAAACACAATAGCAAGTTGAGTAGCAGAAACTATTTTCTTTTCAATAGTGTAGGTAGGTGTAGCAGGTTCTGTTTCGCCTTTATTCCAAATAAATAATCTTAATTGTGCTGCTACTTGGTCTACTTCATCTACTTCTGCAAAGTATGGTGAACGTGCATTTATTGCTTTCATTATTTTATGTCTTTTAAACTTGTTTTCATTAAATCTTCTACATCTAAAGCAAATCCTTTTATTAAATCTTCAGTTATGTATTTTTTATATCCTGCTTCAAATGGTTTGGTAAAAAATAAACTTGGCCGTATTCCTTTTGCATAAATACTACGTGTAATTAAAAATGCAGTAGATTCATAAGACATAAATTTACCATTTTTTCTTTTAAATTGAATTCTACGTGCTTTAACCCATTTGTTTATTCCTTCAGTTAATCCACCTTTTTTACCTGTACCTGAACCAAATTTAAATGGTGAATTAGGCGCACGCATTGAACTGAATTTACCTTTTACTCCTTTGTCTTGAAATTGTCCATAAGCGGGCATTTCAAAATATACACCTATTGAATTAGGCATTGCTTTTACATCGCCTCTTAATTTAGTGTATAACTCGCTTGTAACGTTCTTATCGCCTTTAGTTAAGTTAGTTCTACTTTGTTGTATTACGTAGTCCCTAAATCGTTCTAATGTCTTTTGTGTATGTATTAGATTGTATGCCATTAACAGATAGTTGTATTGTTTCTTGCTTCAACATTTAGCGTAACTGTCCAACCTACTAACTTGTTTTCAAACCTATCAGCAAATGCTTCAAAACTTGCTGAACCATTTAATCTATATCCTATATCGTATAAATTGCCTCTACGTAAACTTGCTACTAATCGTTTACCTACTTCTAATTGTGTGTTAAATATATCTTGCTCGTTATCGTTGTCTAACCATAAATCAGTAGCTTCTGCTTTTGATATATCACACACATCCATAAGTAAAACACTTACATTAAATATGTTTGTAGTTCCTGATTCAGATTCAGCTACACTATTAACAATAATATGCGACAAAGGGAATATAGTAGTCTTATTTAAATCGACATTGAATATATCACCGGTAGTTACATTGTTTACTATTCCATCTTCGTATAGTGAATCTCTTAATACTTCGGTAACTTTATAATATTGGTTCATTTATTTTCTTATTTGTTGTATTTCTATTTCGTTCTTTTCTTTTTCAAATGTTAAAAATGTTAAGCAAGTTGTAAGCCTGAGTTTTGAAACTTCATCAAATCTTCTAACGTCTCCCTGAGCAAGGCCATAGTAAGAACTATACCATCCCCACTTTTTTCCAAAGTTTGCTTGTCTATCAAATCCATCAACTGCTTGTCCGTCTCCAAATAATTCAGGGTAGAGTTCAGTAATGCGTTGCCTAAATTGTAAAAAAAAACCATACTACCTAAAGCAACATCTAACGGCATATCTAACATAGCGTCTGAGTACGTAGCAGAACCTTTATATTCTTCTATCAGATACTTTTTGTTCAGTTTGTTTATTACAGGTCTGTAAAGAACTGCCATTGCTTTGTTCATATTATCCCAATCAGAAATGTAAGTTTCTAAATCAGTATATTCACCTAAACTTATTTCATCTAAATTAGGAATAAACCCAAACTCTAAACCCTTGTGTTTAAATGTTTGAATTAGTTTATAATTACCGGTAAACATTTCACCTAACTTATTTGTGATAGTTGTAATGTCTTTTAACTTCATTAGCGATATTTCTTTTAACGATACACCACAAAATATTTCAATCATCTTATGCTGCAGAAATTCGCCTTCAGGATTGTCTTTAGCTATACGTGTGAATCTTTGGTATTGTTCTAATGTTATTTCTTTTAAAGATGTTGGTATAGATATTTCTAACTTCATAAAGTTTTTTATTTAATAATAACTTTTATGTGAAATTGTATTAAACAGAAAAAGGGTAACATTTCTGCTACCCTAATTCCAACTATTTAACCAACCAATTTTAGCTTCTAACAGATTATAAGTTCTGCCACTTTACACAGCTTAGCTATTTCTTAAAATACTCTATCCAAAAATCTCGAAGTGATTGTGATATTTGTGCGTAAGGAATCCATACATCGTTTCCTTCATTTACTTTTAATTCTATTCTACGTTCTAATGTCATTGTAGGCAGTTCTTCTACCTTGTAAATACGTTTGCATACATTCTTAGAATTAAACGTTATAAGTGCATCGTAAATACCTGTGGCATCTATTGTAGCTTCTGAATCAAAACATTCATCAGCATATTCTGTGTAGTAACTTATTCTGTATGTTCTCATTTGTTATTTGTTTTTGTTTCAACAAATGTAAACAAGTTATTTATATAAATTACATTTTAACAAACATTTAACTTTTCAAATAAGCACTTGCTATTTCGTACATCTTATGCATTAGCTTTATTTCACCAATGTTTCGTGGTAAAGCTATATCTACTTCTACACCTTTAACGTGGTGTATGTAGCATTGTATGGTTGCTATAAATTGTCCGTATGTCACTTGTTAAGTATTTCTTTACAACTCAAATTGTCAAGTATATTGCTTCGTTTACTTGTCATTAGTACACAAAGTAATTACCCTTGTTTTTATTTTCTAATTGGTAGGTAACGCAATAACGTAATGGGTCAAGTAAATGATTGTGCGCATCTTGGGGAGTTTTAGATTTCTTTTCTAACCAACAATAGTTATTAAGTTCCCTGATTAAATTAATAGATTCAGGTGATACTATCAAATCGTAATCTTGTAAAATACTAATTCCGTATGTAACTGAATCAGGCCCTTTAACTGCCGGTACAATATTCAATCCTAATGTTTGGAGTTCACTAATCAATCTTGGTTCTGCTGAATCAGCAACTATTAAAGCATCGTTTGCGTGTTGCTTGTTTAAACTGTATATCTGTGATGTTGTTAAACCTTTTAAGTAAAACCTTTCATTGATGTATATTCGTTTGTTAGTTGTATCTATATTGCATTCTAACAATGTAGATTCATCTGCTGCAAATCCATAATCTTGACCAAAGATAGATTTACCTATTTGTTTGTATTCGCCTATAGTCCAATTAGTAAATATAACTCCTTCTGCTTTATCCATCCATCCACCTAATATTTGGTGGTTATACTTTTCAGGCCTACGTTGTTTTATATTCTCTATCTGATTTATAAAAGATTCAGATAAGTTTTCTATGTTGTCTAAATACGTTGTGTGTATGTATGTAGTATCACCTTTTATTAAATTGCTTCCTGCTTGTACACCTTTATCTTCAAAGAACTTTTTATAAATAAAGTGTTCTTTTGTTGCAGGGTTCAATACCAATAAAACTCTATTGTGTATTCCTTTTGTTCTAATACTGAAATCAATCTTTTCAAACGTTTCTTCATCTGTTAGTTCTTCTGCTTCATCCAATACCCAAGTAGTAACACCTGCTAAAGATTTAAGTGAAGCAGTTTGTGTTCCACTACTTGTTTTAATGCCTTTAAATAGAATCTTAGACCCTGTTTTTAGATTTATGATTTCATCCTTAGTTATATAAAAATCATTGCTTAAATCAGCTCTATCAATCTTATCTATAAATTCAGGTATAATAGAAACGTTTGCAGAAGTTAATGTGTAACGTGTGAATAATATAACGTGTCCTGATTCATAAGTTAGCAATAGTAAAAAGGAATTAAGAGAATACGATTTACCGCTTCCCCTTCCGCCTGTAATTACAAAGTACCTACTATCTGAACCAAGTAAATTATATTTCGTGTTTATTGCTATTCCCAACTTTGAAGATGTCTTTGATATTAAAATCGTTTACGTTGTGTGTAGCTTCTATAACTTCTTTTGGTTTGCCAAAGATGTGTTCAGCTATAAACAACTGTCCACGTTGTGAATCCATTAAAGTAGTTTTAACAAATTCAATCTTTGTTTCTTCTTCAGTTTCTTTGTTGTAGAGTTGACCTAATGCTTTTAAGAAGATGTTGTTTACTTTTTCTTCTTCTGCTTTTTTAGGTCTACCCTTGCTTAGTTTATTTCCTTTTTCAAATGCCATAGTTAAAAGTAATGTTTAAACATATTTCAATAAAAATAATCTATTCTACTTTTTGTTTATTACAGGCATATGTACATAGTTAGCATTGTTAGTAATAAAGCTACATAAACTTTAAAAGCAGTTTTAGCTAAAAATTTAATTTCTTTTTTGTCTTGTTCTGTTAGTTTCATCTTCTGTCTTTATAGTTAATTAAGTAATACCATAACCAAATTAGTTTTGGTCTTATAAATTCGTACATTAGTAATATGAATAAGTAAATCATTTGCTTTTGTTTAAGTATCTTAGTATATCTTCTTTTCTTGTTATTTTATTATAGACTGTATCGTAATCTTCTTTTACAAATTCAAATGAATTTTTATCTGAATAAAATATTATTTTAGTTCCACTATCTGTTTCTAATACTGCTTGAATGTCTTTTATATTTAAAAGAATCCTTTTGTCATTTATTGTTGTTAATTGTATCATTTGTATAGTTGTTTTAGTTCTTTTCCTATTTCTATCCATTCAGGATAACCTTGTTTAATATATCCACTTACTACAAATCTATTATATTCTTTTGTGTACTTGTGGTATAGTAGTTCTGCTCTTTCTTTATTT